CTAGGAGGTTCTCTTCAGGGGATCAATGGGGTAAGTGCGCACTAGGTCCTTAGCTTTCCTATTGCTGTGCGCCACATGAATGGCGCGGGGTCCATCCGCGCGTTCGAGAATTTCCAGAATGTGCGGGAAAGCGATGGTGTAAGACGACACTAGAGTTGCAACCATCTGGGCGCCTTGAGCGCGGACTTGATGGTGTCCTACCCAGTGGATCCTTGCTTCGAAAAGCGCCTGGCGTTCATCGTCGTTAGACAATTGCGCGCCGTCCTTCGTGATGAGGCAATCGTAATCATGCCGTCGCATTGAGTGAATGAGCGGTACATCCAAGACACCGGAGCCGAATACATCTACTGACCACTCAAAGTGGTGCATGGGGTACAGGGCGCGAAGTGGTTTCAGCAATGCAGGTGTTTCGTTCTCGTCCAGCAAGAATCGCATGGCTATGCACCCCGCTTTCGAGCACCGACAAGTTCATCGAAAGCCAGCGCGTCACGAGCTCCCTCGACGTCGACTGTTGGATAGAAATGCGAAACGTGCTCCGGGCTATAGAATTTGTCGGCGAGTAACGATGAGACTGAATCGTAGGGAACTCTTGTGCCGGCGATGGTCGGCCAGCCGCCCATGCGTTTCGGGTTGACTTCAAGTCGTGGCATTGGGTGGCGCAGGTCTACGACTGTCTCTCCGTGCATGTTGGTGAACGGCTGGAAAATCTCCTCCATTGTGAACGCTTCCATCTGACCTGGCTTAAGGACTAGGTCAATAACTTCTCCGCCTGCTTCAGCCACGACGGTCTTTCCATCAGAGCCGAATTTGTACGCCGAGGGGTGTTCGTAGAGATCGTATTCATGCAGGTTCTCGAACGCCTTTCGGATCTTCTGGAACGAAACTTTGGAGCGCAGAAAGGCCATGGTGCGCAACGCGATAATGTCTCGAAAAGAGTACAAAGCGGGGCTGGATTTGGAAGCTTCTGGAACGAGCAAGCCTTTTTTGCGCCATCGATATAACTGCGAAGTAGAGACGCCGCTCAGCGTCGATGCAAGGTTCTCCGGGAAACTCATGTTGTCTTCTTTCACCTCCTTTCCGTATTCCACTAAGTGTGGCACGGGAGGAGCTGGATCTGTAGATTACTTCAAGATGTGGTGAGCCATGGCACATGGCGTGGCATCAATTCAGCGTCTATTCACCGCAAGTGTCCTGATTTTCTTCCCCGCGCTCGCCGTGGGCTTCTTCCCATTTCTCGCGTTCGGACTTGAAATTAGGGTGCGCTGCCAGCTGCTCCAGGGGTGGAACCGGGATGCTTTCGGCCTCCGCGCCGCTGATCTGGGTAACTCCGTGCTGGTCTAGCGCGTCTTCTGCTTCGTAGCCCCGTGGGCCTGTCTTCTGTCCAGGGCCAGGGTTACCCGTGGGCGCCACCGCTCGAAGTCGTGGTGGCGTGGCGTTGTCTGAAGGATCGATTTTGACGTTGTCATGGCTGTCCGTTTCGTACTCGATGAGGAGCCGAGCCATGTCGATGATTGCCTTCCGGGCTTTCGGTGAGAGGTTGTCCGCACCGGGTGGGAGTTCATCGGCTAGCGGCGGCCCCGGGACTGGTCGTCCCGCTGCTGCGAACGCCACAGATTCATCTACGCCGGCCAGGTACGCAATCGCCCGGATGGTGTCGTCGGACGGAGTGGACTTGTATCGCCCTCCGCGGATGTGCCCTAACGTTGTTCCGACAACCTTGTAGCCCGCATCCTGGGCGATAAAGCCGAGCTGCCGTACGGATGTCTTCCGCTTGACGACAGCGAGCTCAATCAAGCCCTGCAATGATTCGGTGGTGTTCACGGTGATAACACTCCTTGACTGCGGATGACTTGAGCAACGAGCCGAACTTCTTGAGTGACAAGTAGAAACCGCCCTAAGCGTCTAATTTAGCGGACTTTTAGGGTTGTCGTGTTGACAAGTAAGTTCGTTATGCGTCATGCTGTACTTGTCAAAGCGATTCGGGAAAGGAATACTAGTTATGCGTAAGGGATCAAAGCATCTGCGGCTCGTTCGAAAGGAAAGTTGGATGCGTGTCAAAGATCCGCAAGCACTGCGACGGAAGCGCCTGAATCGGAAGTACAGCCAGCGAGATCTGGCCTACCTGGTTCGCCGCTCCCAGAACACGATCTACCTGCTGGAAAACGGCAAGATGAAAACCCTGAGCGAAGACCTTGCCCTCCTGCTCGCAGCCCGTCTCGAAGTGGACTGGGAGGACTACTTCGAACTCGAGGAGAATGAAATCGCGCCTGTCGTTGCAAACGCGTCAGGACGCAAACTCGACGATGGGTCAGAAGGCACGGGGAAGGTGGCGGCGGCGTGAGTGAAGAATTTTCGATCCTGCTCCGAATAGTCGCAATCGTGGCGATGGTCGCATCATGCGCAGCAATGCTCAAGAGCGAGGCGGAATCGGAACGTGCACGTCGCGCCGCTGACCGGATCCGGAAATCCTCAAATGAAGATTTGAAGGATACGGCGAACCAAAAGGCACCAGAGGATATAACACGATCTGGGCACCAGGAGGAATCGTGATGGGCAACTCTCCACTTGCGAGGTCTATTCGAGCGAAAGAACCGACGTTCAGCACCTGCTCGACGACTATCAATTCGCTCGTTGTGTTTCGGAGCATGAGGGCATCATTGCTTCTGCCCTCGCCCCGAGTAGCGACAAGCGGCGGAAGGCTGAGCTGCTCCACCAGCTTGCGAAGCTCAGCAGCAGTATCCTCAGCAGCTTCAGTTGACCTTCGTGCGTTGGCCTCGGCTGCTTCCGCAGCTCTGCGAGCTTTGACGGACTTTCCGGCGAACAGCCAAGAGAAAAAGCTGAAGGTAAGGGCTAGCACCGCGGCAGCGGCTTCAATCCAAGACTCCATGACTCAAATCTACAAGGAGCGAACAAAACATGAGTGAGTACAAGTGCCAGGAACCGGGCTGCCACTTCCACATCGGCATCGCCGGAGCGCTCGTCACCGACGAGGACTTTGAGCAGCAGGCGTACTACGACCAGGAAGTTGAGGATCACTACCAAACGCACGAAGCGAAGAAACACCAACGAGATGCCGACCCGTTCCGGTCGCTGCTACTGCAGCGCGACAAGGTATGCCGACTCTGTGGCGGTGAGTTCCCCCTTGACCGCAGGTCGAAGTGGTCGCCGACGATCATGCGCCTACACCCAACACTGGTGGGGGCCATGTGGCTGGTGCTCGTGCACCGTCCCTGCGAGATCGACCAGGCATCGCTCGACGGGCATCCGGCAGTGAAGCGCCTGCGCGCCGAGAATTTAGAACTGCAGCTCGGCGGATCAGTGTCGATGGGACGAAAAAAGGCCCCAACCCGCCCGAAAGGAGGGACCGGGTGGGTGAAGACCAGCGATCAACCGCTATCTGCTGGGCTCGATCGGGAAGTCACTAGCATCAAGCTCGATGCCTCCGTACCAGGCAACGTGCTGCTTCAGCATGTCAACGGTCGCGTCGAGATCAGTGTCGCCGGGGTCGGTGTACGCGAACATCACGTGCGCATTAGGAGGGATGACCAGGGTTCCCTTTGCATTACCAGTGACTTCCTGACTAACGGTCGAAATGAACATGGACTTGCCCTCGACGGTGAGCCTATGCCGCACGACGCGCTCAACGGCCGCCATGGTCAGGTCGTCCAGAACCTGAATGTCTTCAGCTCCGAAGTAACGGATGATCATTTTTCCGGCCATAAGACTTCCCTCTCGGTAGATACGCCAAACGGCGCGGTTGGTGGAACTCCCGAGTCTACCGAGAGGGATCAACACCCAGCCCGAGCGGGCAGGAAAAAGCCCTCAGCAGCTGCCACTGCTGAGGGCAACGAAACCAACACCCATCCAGCTAAAGGAATCGAAAGGAACTGATTTCGGTGACAAGTCTACCCACCACCCCAAACCTCACCCCCAAAGCCCAACAAATCAAAACCCACGCCCTCCAAAACGCCGGCCGCACTCTCGCCGCCGCGCTGGCCGAGATGGCGGCCAGGCGAGTTGATGAGGTGGCGGCGTGAGGGGGCACGCGTATGTCGAGGTTGGAGACTTCGGAGGCACCATAACGCTGTCTCTCATCAACCCTCTTTCAAGCTCTGAGATCGAGGAGATCAATGAAGCCGTGTCCGAAACGCTCACACGTTTAGGTTTCGAACGCGTCCTTCACCGGTCAGAGCTAGACCAATCTGTTGGATTGCAAAGGCCAAATGATGAGTCGCGATAGCCAGTTCTCGAACTTGCGGATCGGAGGACTCCTTCAGTCGGACAGCCTTCGCAGTGGCAGTTTGAGCATTGTTGATCGCTTCAAGAACAAGTTCTCTCTGACTGGAGGACATAAGACTCCCCTCTCGGTAGATACGCCAAACGGCGCGGTTAGTGGAACTCCCGAGTCTACCGAGAGGGATCAACACCCAGCCCGAGAGGGCAAGAAAAAGCCCCCAGCAGTAGCAGCTGCTGAGGGCCACGAAACCAACACCAATCCAGCTAAAGGAATCGAAAGGAACTGATTTCAGTGATAAGTCTATCCAACCCGGTCAATCCAGAACGCGGAGCTTTCTCTATGGAGAACTGCATCGAGGATGCTGGTAAGCGACTGGCAGAAGCATTGGCCACTGCCGCAACTGATGGACGCCTGGCTGACCGCGAGGTGGCGGCATGAGTGACTTCATCAGCATCGGCATGATGGTCACCACTGGGTCGGCGGTTGTTCTGCTGGCGGTTGAGCAGATCCGCACACTGCGTGCGCGTAGAGCGGAGATCAAGCTCCGGGCGCAGCAGGCAGAGGCTCGTGCTGAGCTGTTCGGTGCGCTGTCGCGTTCCTCTGATGAGATCGGCCGCAAGCTTGCTTCCGGCGCGGAGATTCCGGAGGCCTTCATGGCAGGTTTCACAGCCCCTTGCCCTGACCCGAATTGCAAGTGCAAGAAGGGTGCCGGCAATGAGCGACCGTAAGTTCTTCGTCCCAGTCTCTGCCCAGCGCCGGGTGCCGGGACCGCACCTGCGCGCCGCGCTGGCGCGCACCTCTGCGTTGACCGCAGTCCAGTTTCAGATCAAGGAGCTGTCCCGCTCGCTTGCTATCTGGTCCACGTTTGATCAGACAGGGCACGTGAACGCTGCGATTGAAAGCTCTGAGGTGTTCATCTCCGGGCTGCGCGAGAGTCTGGACCGGCTGGAGGATGAGATCGCCTACTGGCGTTCAGAGGGTGGGGGTGAGCAGCGTGGCCAAGGTTAGGGGCAAGGTGCTTGTGCACCGCCATGGCAGCGGCCGCGTGACTGACGTGCTGCAGGTGTCCTGGCCGGATTCGCCGAAGGCGGCTCGCGCGAAGGCCGCGGTGCAGGCAGTGCGGTTGCGGTTCGCCCGGGCATACCAGGGTCAGAGTTTCGAGGTGGACCCGGGCAATATCGGCAAGGACGGTGACGGCGGCGCCGGCACGATCTTCATCAACGGTGAGAAGGTCTACCATTTCGCCGCGGTCGCCGACCCCGAGAGCGAAACCGCCTCCGATGTTCTGTTTGGGAGGGCCCGCTGATGGCACAAACGATCCTGGTTATGGCCGAACGCCGCATGTGGCGGCTCTACACCCCGCTGGTGGCCCTCGCGCTGGGCGTTTCGCTGGCCACCTCCCACCTGCCTAACGGTGTCTCCGTCCTGGCGCTGTTCGTGGCCGGCGGTCTCGTAATGCTGGCGCTGCTGGATTGGTTCGGCAGCGAACGGGAAGCCTCCCGCGCCGAGTAGCGGCCCCTTCTTCTCATTCACCCCTTTTGTCTTAGTTCCTTATGGAGGACTTCGTGTCTCAAAAACTTGTGGAAGAAAGAGACCTTCCCATCACTTCGGTGCACCCGCACCCGGATAACCCTCGCTCACGCATGGGTGACCTTGAAACCTTGGCCGCGCAGATCAAGGCGTTCGGTGGCCTGATGGAGCCGATCACCGTGTGGCCGCACCCGACCCTTGAGGGCGATTACCAGATCCGTTCCGGGCACCGCCGCCACCAGGCGTCCCTGAAAGCCGGGATGACCCAGATCCGCTGCCGCGTCATTGAACGCCCGCAGAACGCCCGCCGCGCCCTCCTGGAGGAGGCCCTGACCACCGGCACCAACCACCAGACGCTGGAGGTCACCGAGCGCGCCCAGGCGATCCAGGGGCTGCTGGACGAGGGCGCCAGCGAGTCGTGGATCTCCAAGACGTACCAGATCGAGAAGCAGAACGTGCGCACGACCGCCCGCCTGGCTAGCTCGCCGAAGCTGGCCGAGCTGGCCGCCACCGGCAAAGTGGATTTGCTGGCCATGAAGGTCATTCAGGACGCCGAGGACGAGATCGGGAACGAGAACCTTCTGGAAGACGTGCTGGAGGAGGTGGCCAGGTCGTGGCGCACCACCGTGGACGGCGCGGAGGTGACCCGTGTGATCGAACGCAAGAAGGCCGCCGCGCAGGCGCAGGTGACCCGTGAGGAGCTCGCCGCCAAGGGCGCGGTGGAGATCGGTGCGCAGGACCGGTACAGCGGCAAGTGGTCTAAGACCAAGACCGCCCTCAGCGTTGAGGAGCATATCGAGGCCGGCCACCAGTTCGATATTGGTGCCCCGCCGGCGGTGGAGTGGTGGATGAAGACCAAGGCCACGAAACCTGCCCTGACCCCTGAGCAGAAGGCCGAGAAGGAGAAGGTGCGCCACCTGGACAGCGTGCTGGCGATCAGCCAGCGCGGCCGCCGCGCCTTCGTCATCGGCAAGGCGCAGGACAAGAAGGGCATCACCGAGCGGGACGCCCGCGGGCTGATGGTGTCGATGATCTTTGATGCAGGGCTGCGCGGCTATGCGAGCGATCCGGGCGAAGCGCTGGGTGAGGTGCTCTCGATCCCGTACCCGGAGCCGCCGGAGGGCGCGTCGAAGTATGACCGCGAGTTCCGTGATGGGCAGGTCGCGAAGTGGGAAGACCGGGCGCGCAAGGCGCTGCAGCAGCTGAGCCTGCCGCAGCTGGCCCTGTTGCTGGCGTGGATGCCGGTGGTCGAGGCTGACGCGAAGCTCGTCAAGACGAACTGGTATGCGCGGGACTCGGGCGAGAAGGAATCCCGGTGGTCGCCGCTGGCCCTCTGGTATCAGCAGCTGATCGATTTCGTGGGGTACGTGCCCACTGAGGATGAGATCGCCGCGATCCGCTGGGGCGAGAAGGGCGCATGCCGAAAGGACAACGGCGTGCGGTTGAACACGGCGACCTGCCGGCAGTGCCGCCAGGAGGTTGTGGCCGATACGAAGTGGAAGGGCGTGTGCGACGAGTGCGCGCCGGCCATGGACGGGATCGAGGTGGACTAGATGCCGCACATTCATTTTGAAGTGTATCCCTCAACCACCGGTGAGGTGCTGCCGGATCCGGAGGAGTTGGCGCTGCAGCTGCGCGCCAGGGCGTCGCGCCCCTCGGTCAGGCCGCGCCCGCACGTCGGGGACCTGACTCGCGGTTACGAGAAGATCATGCCCGCCACCCGGTACCTGGAGGCCGTGGCGTGGCCGCGGGCGACGGTGCGGCCGGTGCCCGGCCTGGCGCCGGGCGAAAAGACCTGGTGCGTGAAGATCTGGCATCAGCCAGGCGTGCCGGTGAGGGTGTCTAGCCTGTGGGTGACGTTCAGCAGCAACAACCGTGAGGAAGCGTTCGAGTGGGCGCGGAAGACGGTGGCGGAGTTCCGACAGGTAAAAGAGTTCGGCCGGTCCGGGTTCCTGGGATGCCGCGAAAAGCCGTGGAGCCCGCAATGGTAGCCCAGCGCAGTAGTGCCAGCACGGTGCGTCAGGCTCCTGACCCGGTCCGTAAGTCCGAGAACTGGCAGGCCCAGGCCGCGTGCAAGAACTGGGATTTCAAGAAGCACGGTGACCCGTTCTTCCCGATCGGTGCCGCGGACAGTGAAGCCGACCCGGCCCGGAAGATCTGCGCGGCCTGCCCGGTGCGGGCCTCGTGCCTGGATGCGGCCATGCAGCACACGGACTCGATCCGTCACGGCGTGTACGGCGGTACCACCGGCGATGAGCGGTGGTCGGAGTACCGGAGGCGCCAGCGGCAAAAGCAGAAGATCAGAAAAATGCGCGAGAAGCGCCAAGCAGCTTAGGAAGGACGAACCATGACCACCACTTCAGTACCGGTAGCCGGTGCCAGAGCCGCCGATGCGTGGATTTTCCCGGAGGCCTCGCTGGAGGCCGAGTTCGGCGACCTGCTGCGCTTGTTGCGCCTGGTGCGCCCGGTTGGCCGCACGCCGTCACCGATGAACCGGCAGGTAGTGCTGAGCTTCCAGGGCGACAAGTATTTGAGCGCCACCACCTGGGATTACGAGGTGCGCCGCCAGGTGCATGTCGGCACCCGGCAACCGTCGCCGATACACGGCTTCATCTTGCCAGCACGCCCCCTTGAGGACGCTGTCCGGCTGCTGGCCAAGGGCAAGCCGAAGACGGACAAGGTGAAGATCCAGCAGACCATGGTGATGGGTCTGCCGAAGGTCTTTGTTCAGGCTGACGGGTATTCCCTGGCGCTGGGCATGAACTGTGCCGATGCGGCCACGGCTGGTGCCTGGTTCGAGGAAATCTCCTTCCGCGAAGCTGAGGGGCCGGGCCGTGTGCAGGCCACGTGGGCCGCTGTCGACCTGCTGCGGCTGATGGGGAGCGTGAAGCACGCCATCGGCAAGGATGACACCACGCCTGTACTTTGCGCCGCGCAGATCCTCTGGGATTCCGGGCGGCTGCGGATCCTGGCCACCGACCGCTACCGGCTGGCCCGCGCTACCCTTGGCCGCACCTCGACCGACAGCGAGACCAGTGGTCAGAAGTTCGAGCGGCTCCTGCCGTTGAAGGTGTGGAATCTGATCGCACCGATCATCAAGGGCGAGGACGAGCTGCGCATCACCGCCTCAGATGACGCCGGCCCGCTGCTGAGCATCACGGGCGAGAACTGCGCTATCGACGTCCTGTGCCACAACGGGACGTACCCGAAAATCAACGAGCTGTTCCACGGCCAAAGGGTGCATGCCAAGCTCTCCCGCAAGGAACTGCTGCGCGCCACCACCATCCTGCAGGGTATGGCCGGACCCGGAACACCCATCGTGTTGCACCGGGTCACGGGTGGCATGCAGGCCGCCAGCGAGGGATACGACGGCGACCGCAGCAAGTCCCCGGTGATGCAGGTTAGCGGCCACGAGTTCATTGACACCGCGCTCAATCCCCATTTCCTGCAGGAGACCCTGGCGGCACTGCCCGGGGACCAGTTGCGGATCTCGTGGCTCGTCGAGCGCGGCCCAACGAAGCCGGTGATGGTCACGGACGGGGACGCTCCGTTGGGTGAGCAGGAGACCGAGTACTTGGTCATGCCGGTTCGGATGCCGGCGGATCCCGTGGAGAAGTGCTCCTAGAACCTTGTACCCAAGAAAACAAACTCAAAGCTTTGTAAAGGAGGGGTAAAGATGTTCCCAAACATCCAGAACCCGGCGGGCCTCGTTGAGCATAACGGCTCGGATTTGGTGGTGTCCTCGGTGACCATTGCTGAGGGCACCGGAATCCAGCACAAGAACGTCCTGGAGCTGATCACCAAAAACGGCGGCGATTTCGAGGAATTCGGAAGGGTCGCGTTTGAAACGCGACCCTTTGAAACCACAGGTGGGATGCAGCGCAGGAGGACCGCCCAGCTGAACGAACAGCAGGCCACTCTGCTCATGACGTACCTGCGCAACAGCGAGCAGGTCCGTGCCTTCAAGAAGGCGCTGGTGAAGGCGTTCTATGAGATGGCGCAACAGCTGACGAAGCCGTCCCAGGCGGAGATGTCCCGCATGGAGATCCTGCAGCTGGCCATGCAGGCCGAGCAGGAGCGAGCCGCGCTGGCCGCGAAGGTGGAGCAGGACGCGCCGAAGGTCGAATACGTGAACACGTTCGTCGCTGATGAAGACCTGGTCACGGTCCGCACGATCGCTTCGAGCTTGAACATTGGCGAGGCCGAGCTGCGCGAACTGCTTGTGGCCAAGAAGTGGATCTACCGCCAGACCGCTACCCGCTGGTCGAACAAGGCCAACGGCCTGGTGAGCATCCACCGGTACAGCGCGTTCGCGGACAAGAAGCCCTATTTCCAGGCCGTGATGAATCACGAGGCCCCACGGTTCAAGGGCGAAGTTATGCACACCCTGAAAGTCACCCCGGCCGGCGCCGCAGCAATCGCACGCCTGGTCACGGGTCTGAGAAAGGCCAGAGCAATCATGAGCGAAGTGGAGTCAGCCTGATGAGCGCCCAGCAGGCCTCGGCCGAGTGCCGGGAGAACAAGCACCCGTACTGCCATGGCAAGGCGTGGGACGCGGCCACGGATGAGCTGGCCAGCTGCCTGTGTGACTGCCATGTGGGCGAGGAATCGCAGGTGCAACCACCCCAGGTGACGGTCTACGTGAAGACCGGCCACTGCAACCAGTGCGATAACACGCTGCGGAAGCTGAAGGCCATGGGTGTCGCGTTCCAGGTGAAGACCGTGGACCCGGAGCAGGACCGCGCCTACGTGGAAGAACTGCGGTTCCTCGCCAAGCAGCTGGGCGTGGCCCCCAGCATGCCGTACGTGGAGGTCGTGGCCGCAACCCCGGACGAGTCCACGTCCTGGTTCGGGTTCCGTCCCGACAAGTTAGAAGCACTGAAGAAAGAAGCAGCAGCATGAGCAACACCGAGAACATCAGCGTCATCACTCTGGGCGAGGACGGGGACCAGTGGATGGTCACGGGCACCTCGGACGCGCACAGCGCCGACGAAGCAGTGCGCAATTGGTTCGAGAACCAGACCGGGGAAACCCTGGAAGCCAGTTTCCTCGCCGATGACCTGATCGAGCTGAACATCGAGTACCGCACGGACTGGTGCTGGCTGGCGGGTGGAACCGAACCCCGCGGGGAAGAGGACCGGCTCGTCATTGGTTCGGCATGGGGCAAGTGCTTCGCCGGATTCGTGGTGCAGGCATGAGCATCTTCACCCTGATCGCACTGTTCATCATCGTCTGGTTCCTGGCAGCTGTCGGCCTGGCCTTCCTGCTTGGCCGCTACTTCAAGCAGCTGAAGCGGAAAATCGACGATCTGCACTCCCTGCAACAGACTACGCGCTCTGAGCTGCAGGGCAGAACCCAGTACAGCATCTTCGAGCAAGGAGGCCGATCATGACTGTTCGTCTCAACCCGGAAGCGCTTGATCGGCAAGCGCTCGAAGCGGCGGCGAAAGCGATTGCTGGCAAACATTGGCTGACAGCGCTAGATGATGCCCGCGCCGCCGTGTCCGCTTTCCTGGCCGTCGCCTTGCCAGCGCCCCGAACCGTCACCAATCTGTTGTCCGCCCCGCACCGAACCACAACCGGTGCTGTGTCGGATGCAGGCAACATGGGGGTGCCAACACCCGACACAGCGCCCCGCACCATCACCACCGTGGAGGAACTGGAAGCACTGCCGCATGGGGTGATCGTTCTGGACGCGGACGATGGCGCCTTGATGTTATCCCCGGACGGCGAAGGCGGGGCCGATTGGGTGCGGTTCTATGACCCTGGACGGTATGACGCTAACGCTGTAGACCTCCCCGCTCGCGTGTTGTGGGTGCCCACGGAAGGCTGCGGGGAATGATCACCATCCTGGCACTACTCAACGAGCATCGACAGCGTCATGGTATCCGTGACGGGAGGACGCACTGCGCTTGTGGGTGGAAGAGCGTCCCTCGCGTTATGGGAGCAACACCTCACAGCGCCCCTAGCGTTATGGGGCCAGAATCCTACAGCGCACACTTAGCCGAGGTGCTGGAAGCCCACCAGCAGGAACGGGAAGCTAAAGCGAAAGCTGAAGCGCTCGAAGAAGCGGCGAGTGACAGCCAGATGGGCCCCGTGGCGCACGGATGGAACGCGTCTGGCATTGCATCATGGCTCCGTGCCCGTGCCGAGCAAATCCGTGAGACCTCGTGATGCCTGTTCATCTGTTCCTGGCGCTCCATGCGCTGCATTGGCTTCATTCCTGGCTCTAGAAAGGCCACCACCATGACCCAGAATCCGAGGGCGTTGAGAACCGCCCACATGATCGCTAAGGCCACGGACTACGCGCACAGGGCGGCCAGAGCGGAGAACACCGGCCAGCCCCGCCTTGCACGCCTTTACCGTCAGGCAGCAGGCCGCGAGATCGCCGAGGCCCTGCAGGAGGTCCGCAAGACCAGGATCAACCACAACCCGATGCGAGCTTTCCACTACCTAGCACAGGACATGGAGCAAGCGGCCAAGACAGCGTTCGGTCCCTTTGTCGCGGCCGTGAGTGCCATACAGGGGCAGCGGGGTAACGCCGCGAACACGAAAAGCTACTACCGCAAAGGCGACTACGCGTTGGCCGGCCCCTCGAAAGGAGTAACACCATGACCGACAACCTAGACCAGCTGCGGACAGCGGTCACTGTTGCCAAGCACAACGAAAAGGTGTCCTGGCACCGGTGGAAGAAAGCCGAGGCCCGCGCCGATGCGGCTGAGGCTGCGGTGCAACGCGTGCGGGGAGTGCACATACCCCACAACGCGGTGATGAACCCAGGTTCCCGCCACGAGCGACTCGTGAAGGTGTGCACCGGCTGCGGGACGGACGACGGGAACTGGCAGATCCACCCCTGCCCAACTATCCGCGCCATGGACGGCGGTGATAACCGTGGCTGACCGGATCGCCAGAAGCCAGGACACCTCGCAGCACTGGCATGTCTTCCCCCTGGAGGACCAGATCGGCCACGACACGGAAAGCAACGGCGAGTGCGTCTATGGGCCAGCAAGCGAGCTAATCGAAACCGTTGGTGGTAACCGGTGGGTGCACACGCACCACTCCTTGGATGGAAGAGAGCGGAGCGAATGATGGGCAGGCATGCGCATCCGGAAACTCCGGTGGAGCGCGTAGACAGGCTTATTCGAGAGCTTCGGCAAGGGCAGCAGCGTCGCGAGTACTACGCCGGGTGGTTGCGGGGTCCGCGCCTTCCCGCAGTGGAGGTGCTGGCTACCGGGGCGGTGCGCCGGGCAAAAAGTCCGATTCACCTGCTTGATGTGGTCCCCCTGTCCGGGATACCGACACGAATCATTTACTTGGAGGACAGATGATCAGGCTTTACCGGGCAACCTGCGAGTTCCTGGAAGCGTTCGCTGAGAACCTGCGTAGCGAGCAGGAACCCGGGCCGGAAGGAGCGACCTCGCTCGTTGAGAATGCAGGGCAGTACGAACCCAACGAAACTCACCGGCACTTTCGTGAACCGGAGTGGGAAGACCGCACAAGAATCGGATTTAGGAGCACCAATTGAACCTCACCGCACAACAACTCAACGGCACGCACCTCGGAAGAACCGTGACCGTACACCACCACCAGGGAACCTACACGGGAGAACTCGACCGCGTGGAACACCACCGCGAAACCGAAAGCATTGGCCACTACCGGACAGACACCGACAAGTGGGTGACCCTGTGCGTCGGAGTAGCCGAAATAGGACACGTGCCCATCAACACCCCAATCACCATGCAGGCTCCTGTCGAACAGGCATCCGGATAGAGACTGCGCTCGCCGTGGTGGCGGGTTGGTGATGAATTGTTGGGATCGATAGATCGGAAAAAGAATGTCCTGGTTGAAGCAGTCGGATGCGGCGGCGAATCATCCGCTGGTGCTGCGCATCTTGGAGATGGAGGACTATGATGACCGCCTGCTCAATGAGGTGTATGGGTGGATCAATCGGTGCGCTACCCAGTCGGCCGCCCACGACATGGACTACATCGTAGAGATCGGCACGGCCCGGAGCCTGGCTGGGCCCAGGTATGAGCCGCTGAAAGCCGCGGCCCTGCATTGCGGGATTTTCTTTGAGAAGGAGATCCAGGAAGAGATCAAGGACGACGAGGGCAACGTGCTGGGCACGCGCCCCCGCCGGGTGTTGAAGCTTGTGGAGGAAAAGGACCTCTTCCACATGATCCTGAAATCGGAGAAGGAGTGGGAGCAGCAGCGCCAGTACGACAACCGAAATCCAGAGCGTTCCGGCCCTGTCCGGCTGCGTGACGGGGACGAGTGCCGCTGGTGCGGCAGGCTCACCCGGTGGGACGCTGACCGAAAATCCGGGCGTATGGGGACCATCGATCATTTGAAGCCCGGGGATAAGAATTCGACGACGAAGGATCGGGTTGTGGCGCGCAAGAGCTGCAACTCGGCTAGACAGGAAGGTGATACCTGGGACAAGAAGCTCAGACCAGTACCAACGAACCCGTACTACGGTGCGGATACCGCGAAATGGCTGTTCGAGAAGTGTGGCCATCGAGTCACACCGACTGAGCAGCGCAAGGAAACCAAGACTCCCGCCCCGCTTCCGGCGGCAGACGAGCAGAAGGCTGTTGAACCTCCCACAAGCGTTGAGGATCCGGCCAAGGAAGGCGCTACGGCTCATCCCGTCGCCGCCCCGTCGCCCGCTACGGCACAAGCAGCACCGGTCGAGTCCCCTGGAGCTACGGCCACACCGGCCCAGGGCATCAGATCCCACTCGGATCTGACAGCGTTTCCCACCATCGAATCATTCGATGACGAGCCCCAGGCTGTTGAACCTCCCCAATGCGTTGAGGCTCCAGCTGCACGCCGCGCCACGGCACCTGCCGGAACGCCGAGCGAGGGCACGAACGGCAAGACGCCGGCGGACAGGAATACACCAGGAGATCCCGAACCAGGGCAGGCTACGGCAACTACCGGCCGCCCCGGCGAACGGTCGAACTCCGGGCAGGATCAAACGCCGATCAAACGCCGATCAAATGAAAACCAATTGAAAACCCGTGATGACAGCTATGGCAGATCTGGGTTTGCCGGGTCGGGTCGGGACGGGACGGGCCGGGCTGGGTCTGGTGGGGCTGGGTCTCGCGATCCTGAGGCTGGGAGTACTTCTGGTGTTCCTCGTCCTGCTGGGCCTGGTCGTAAGCGCAGACGTAATAGACCGAGGAAGAGATGACTGTGAAAACTACGAAAGATGTTCATCCTGTTTTGCAGTGGGATGAGAGGACGTTCCAGAAGATGGTGGTCGATGCTGCCCGTCTGCTGGGGTACCGGCAGATTTACCACACCCATAATTCGAAGCGTAGCCAGCCTGGTTTCCCTGATCTGGTGTTGGTGAGCACGGCTAGGAAGAGGACGTTGTTCGTGGAGCTGAAGACGATGACGGGGAAGGTGAGTCCGTATCAGGAGGAGTGGATCGGCGCGTTGCGTGAAGCGGGCCAGGAGGCGGTGATCCTGCGTCCTTCGGATTGGAGGAGCCGCCGGGTGCATGCGATCTTGTCGGGTGAGGAGGTGCTCTGTGCCTGAGTGCAGTAATGAGCCGGGCTGCGGTTGCTGGGGGCATGTGCAGGAGTCGTATGCGGCGGGTGCGGGGGTTGTTGATCCGTTCTTGTTCAAGCGGACGATGATCTGGCGGTTCCGGGATCAGTTGGTGTCGCAGACGCCGAAGATTGAGAAGACGCCGGATGGCCCGAAGGTGGTGACGGTGCCGCCGTTGCTGTTGGAGTTGAAGCAGGAGGTGAAGCCTTCAGGTGAGCGGGCGGCGGGGCGTTCGGGTAGTGGTCCGGGTGTTCCGATTGCTGCTGCTGCTTTGGATCTGTGGCAGGAGATCAGCCAGGGCATTCATGATCAGTGCTGGCTGGTGTTCGACCGTACTGGTGATCCGATTCCTGAGAAGGAAGCGGAGAAGCTCAGGTACTGGGTGGATGCGCTGGGCAATGATGAGCAGTGGATCAACGAGGCGTATCGGACGCTGGGCTACTGGGTGTCTGAGATTGAACGGTTGTTCGATCCTCCGGTGGTGGTTGAGCTTGGGCGCGCTTGCCCTGCCTGTCACACGAATGAGGTGCGCGAGCAGGTGGACGGGGAGACTGTGGTCAACCGTGCGGTGATCGCTACGATCAGGGCTGAGGCGTCACCCTCGGTGCTGGTGGAGTGCAAGGGGTGCGGCGCCACGTGGCAGGGTGAGAGCATCCACGTGCTGGAGGAGCTGACCCGCCCACAGCAGCAGGAGTAGGACACGCGGGTGGCCAGTGTGACAGGAAGGGCGTGTTGCCTGTATCCTGAAACCACTTGCTACTCGTGTATCCAAAAGCGAGTTGATACTAGTGAAGGGCCGGCCGTGAGGGTTGGCCCTTCACTGCGTTAACGACTAGGTTGCGGAGGTGTCAGCGTGGCCACGTCGCGCACTGGCACCGCACGGTGGAAGAAGCTGGTGGCGTCTGCCAGGTGGCTGGCCCAGCAGGCCGGGCAGGAGCGTTGCCCGTACTGCGGTGTGGTGTTGGACTACGTGACTTCGAAGCTGCCGAACAGTGCGGAAGGGGATCACATTACTCCCCATGCGTCTGGTGGCGCTGATATGATTGAGAACATCGAGATCATCTGTCGTCGATGCAATCAGTCAAAGGGGAATCGTCCCCAACCACGCACGATCGTGCACGCCGCGCCGCTTCGCAACAGCGGGCGCTGGTCCTGACAGCAGCCCCAGGGGAGGATCCCCTCCCACCCCCTTGTTTCCTCGTACCACCGTGCATTGCGCCATATCCCCCCGGCTTGCCCTGACGTGGGTGTTTGCGAGAAAAGTTGAGCTGACTAGGGGTTTTACGAATTGATTAGACGAGCCTAGTTTTTGTAGGGTTTTCGGCCCCGAAAACCCCCAAACTTCCGCATGATTCCGGGGTTTTTCGCGTTACACGCGGTAGAATAGAAGCATGAGGATTTGCGAGAACTGCCCCAAGCGGCTGCCGGCATGGCGCCGGGCCGGGACGCGGTTCTGCTCTGGCCGCTGCCGCGTCTCCTCACACCGCGCAGGAAAGAAGCTGCCCACCGATCTACGGCACCGCGACAACTGGGTGCGCCACGATGAACGCAAGCGCCCCCTCGGTGTGTGCGGCCAGCTCGCCCGAGTCAACGAATCCCGCGCCTGGGTCAGCCACCAGCGCGCTGTAGCGTCCACCGTGGGCGTCGGAGTCGGGTTCGTCCTGGACGGCTCAGGCATCGGCGTCATAGACCTGGACGACGCGATCACGGATGACGGCCACCTGGCCCCCTGGGCCGCCGAAATACTCGCCGCCAACCGCGGCACCTACGTCGAACTCTCCCGATCAGGCCGCGGCCTACACATCTGGGGATACCTCGACCACCAACCCGGCCGCCGCATCCGAGACGGCCGGAACATCGAGATCTACTCAACCGGCCGATACATCGCCATGGGCAAGCCCTACCGAGGATCAGGCTCGAAACTCAAACCACTACGCACCCCCGCCTAGCCAGCAGCACCACCTGCCGCGCTCGCCGAGGGTAGGAGGTAAGCATGGATACCAAGACTTCAGTCGCGGACGCTTTGAGTAATGCGGTTACCTCGGCGGCGTTGGGGCAACGGGTGGCATTGGTGATGCCGGGCCGCTCAAGTGCGCTGGAAGCGCTGCGCCTGATGATTGATGCGGCGTTGGATTTGAACGTCAGCAAATTTTGTCGCGCGCATGGGAATTACCGGATCGAGTTCTCTGGTAACGGTGTCCTGCGGGTGTTCGGCGAGGTGGATGAGTGCCGGGGATGGTCGGCTGATCTTGTGTATGCGCACGACGCTTTGACGCTGCAGCAGATGGGCGTGGTGACTCCGATGATCGCCACCACGGCGGGCCAGATCGTGCGGTTCCAGTAGGCGGGGTGGGCGCTGTGGGCGTGTTCGTAGAGCCTCCTGGGCTGGGTGAGCGCGGTTCTAGCCTGTTCCGGGCCCTGATCAAGGGCGTGACTGATTACGGTCGCTATGCGCTGTTGGTGGAGGCTGCGCGCATGGCAGACCGGCTGGACGAGCTGGACAACATCATCCAGGGCAAGGGCGTGCTGAATCTGATGCAGTTCCGCGTACTCGACAAGGAAATTAGCGCGGACCACGACGAACTGAACATCAACGTCGAAGTGAAGTTCCAGAACGTCCTGACCGAAGCCCGACAGCAGCAGAACACGTTCCGGCAGATGATCACGGACTTGTCCCGGGGCGGTGAAGCTAAGCCCGACGAGGCACCTGCACCGGCAGAGGAAACGACGGTTGATGATGAGTTGGAGGCCCGCCGGCGGGCCCGGGAGATGAGACGCTCCGGATAGTGACCTGAACGGGTGATGGCGTGCTTTATGGTTCCCAGATCCCCAGGTACAACACCACCCCGGAGCCGGCAGGGTTCTTGGATGATCATGGTGAGGACGCTGTTTGGCTTGCCGCTAAGTACGGCCTGATCGCTGACCCTTGGCAGGAGACGGTCTGCAAGTCGTGGCTGCGCACTGGCGAGGATTCCCGCCGGGTCTGCGCGGTGGGCGGGGTGACGGTGGCCCGCCAGAACGGCAAGAACGGGTCGCTGGAGATCGTCCAGCTGTACGGGACGACGCGGCTTGGCTTGAAGTTCCTGCATACCGCCCATGAGGTCAAGACCGCGCAGAAGGCGTTCGCTCGGCTCAAGCATTTCTTCGGTGAGAAGAAGGATGACCCGAACGCGCTGTTCCCGGACTTGAACGCGAAGGTCAAGCTGGTCCGGAATGTCAACGGCCAGGAAGCGATCTTCTTGAAGAACGGCGGCTCGATTGAGTTTGTCGCCCGTTCGAAGAACTCGGGCCGTGGCTTCACCGCTGACGTGTTGGTGTTGGATGAGGCGCAGGACTTGGCTGAGGAGCAGCTGCAGGCGCTGCTGCCGGCTATCTCTGCCGCCCCGCAGGGTGACCCGCTGACGATCTACATGGGTACCCCGCCCTCGGCACAGGAGCTGGCCAAGGGCAACGGTCTGCCGTTCCTGCGGGTGCGTAATAGCGCGCTGAAGGGCAACGAGAAGGCCGCTTGGGTGGAGTTCGGGGCGCCGGGGTTCGTGGAGGACATGACCCCGGAGGAGCTGCGCGTGTTCGTGCGGCAGAAGAAGCACCACGCCGCTGGGAACCCGGCCTATAACCGCCGCATCCTGCCTTCCACTGTGGAGGGTGAGCTGTCCCAGTTCTCCCCGGAGTCGTTCGCCCGTGAGCGGCTGAACATGTGGCCGAAGGCTTCGGAGCATGTTTCAGCGATCCCGATGGAACGCTGGACCCTGCTGGGTCAGCGGGAACCGGACGCGGCTGAGGCTGACCGGTGGCAGACCGCGGCGTTTGGGGTGGACATGAACCTGGAACGCAGCAAGGTGTCGATCACTGTCTCATCGTTCCCGCAGGACGTGGACAAGGTCATCTTGGAGATGGCGGCCTCCGCGGACTACGACGAAGAAGGCACCCCCAAGCTGGTCGCCTACCTGTGGAAGTACGCGCGCCGGGTGCACCCCATCGTGATCGACGGGGAGTCGCCCGCCCGGTCCCTGGTGCCGCACCTGCGCAAGAAAAAGATGAAGGTGTACGTCCTGGGCGGTGGCGAGGTTGTCGAAGCGTCCATGGGCTTCTACGACGCCGCCATGCGGGACAAGACCATCGAGCACTTTTCAGAACCGCGCTTGGACAGTTCCCTGGCCGGCGTGGTGAAGAAGTCCGTCGACAAGGCCGGCCGTCAGTTCAAGTTCGTGCCCTCAGACATGACCAGACCATTCCACCCTTTCATGAGCGCCATGTGCGCCCACTACGGGGCAGTGAAATTTGCTCGCCGCCGCTCTGGTGCGGACGAGGAAGAGACCGAAGGCGCATTCGGGTAGGAGGTGCTAGATGATCCGTTCACTGACCGACACGGAAGCGGAACTGCACGGCAAGATGCAGGCCGAGATCGAGTCCCGGTACCGCCGGAACAAGCTGAAGCTTGACTACTACGACATGAAGCACCGCTTGGACTTCATTGGCTTCTCCATTCCCGATGACATGAAGGAACTCGAATCGGTGTTGGGGTGGGCTGAGAAGGCCACACGCACACCGGTGGACCGGATCAACCGGGTCGGGTTCACCTCAGCGAACAAGGACGGGATCATCCAGCAGCTCAACGAGCTCGACGATGAGGTGCGTCTGGAGTACTTCGAGGCGTTCGCCCGCCTCGCCGCCGCCATGATGTCCTGCTCGTTCATGTTCTTCAGCAAGGGCGACACGTCCAAAGCTGAACCGCCGGTCGTGATTTCGGTGCGGGACGCCACCGCAGGCACCGCCCAGGTGTGCTCCCGCACTGGCCGCACCACAGCCGCCCTGGAGGTCATCAACCGGGACAACCACCTGCTGTACCTTCCAGGCCTCACCCTGAACCTGGAACGTGCTGGAATGCGCTGGGTCGTTACCGACGAATACAAGACGATCCCGCACCGGGTGGCCTGCACCGTGTACCGATGGCGTCCAGAACTGCGCCGGCCGTTCGGGTACTCCCGGATCTCCCGCGCAGTCATGGGCCACATCGACCGAGCCTGCCGCACGATCCTCCGCCAAGAAGTCAACGCCGAGTTCTACTCATCCCCACGCGGCGTCCTGCTGGACGCACACCGTGGAGCGTTCTTCACGAACAAGGGCGAACGGATCGACCCGCTGCGCGCCATCGGAGCGATCTGGGGCGTGCCCGGCAAACGCGACAACGAGACCGGTGACTGGAAGGTCCCCAAGTTCGAACAACTCGCCCAGGCGAACTTCCAGCCTCACACCGAGATGATGAAGTCCATCGCCATGAACTTCCACGCCGAAACGGACATCCCACTCGGCCAGCTCGGAGTCGTACAAGACAACCCATCCTCAGCCGACGCGATCCGCGCCGCAGAACACGGCCTCATCGCCCTCTGCCGCAAGGAAATCCGCCAGTTCACCTACACCTCCAAGGACGCCGCACTGAACGTCTTGGCGCTCGCCGAGGAGGCTACAACCGAGGGTGAGCTGACGAGCCTGGTGAAGGAGATCGCCAAGGTGCGCCCGAAGTTCGGGAATCCGGCGACTCCGACCCCGAGTTCTCAAGCGGATTCTGGTTCAAAGTTTGTGGGGTCCTTCCCGGACCTTCAGGACAGTGAGCTGGCGTTGGAGCAGTACGGCCTGGAGCCGGATGACGTGGAGCGGGCGTTGGCGCACATCAAAACCAAACGCAGCACCTCGGTGCTGCAGGCGGCCCTGGACAGTGCGGCCACCAGCCCGGCCCCTGTGGCCTCGGAGGCGAAGCAGTTGCACCCGTTGGAGGAGCTGAAGCTGAAGGCCGAGACGTTGGGGCAGCTTCGGCGCGCGGGTGTCACCTCCGAGTCCGCGGCCGAGCAGGTGCAGCTGGAGGGGCTGAAGTTCATGCCTGGTGCGCCGGTGACGATTCGGGCTGACGAATCATGACGACCCGAGCGCAGGTGCAACAGCTTCGGGACGCGAACCGGCAGATCGTGGAGTTGGTGTCAGGTGAGTTGCAGGCGATCTTCTACTCCCTGAACCTCAACAAGCCCGAGCTGGCGCGTGACGCGCTGCTGGAGCTGTTCCCGCTGCTGGTGGACAAGTACGGGCCGCTGGCTGCCCAGGTCGCTGTCGAGTGGTACCGCGAGGTGCTGCCAGGCACGAACCCGGTGGCCGCCTCCAGCGCTTACCCGCTGGAGGCGCTGCAGAAGAAGGTGCGGTACGCGGCCGGCGACCTGTTCACGGATGACCCGTACGGCACCCTGCGCAACCTGACCGGTGCGCTGGGCAAGTACGTGCGCCAGCCTGGCCGGGACACCATCCAAATCAACGCCATGCGCGACAAGGTCGGGTGGGCGCGAGTACCGAGAGGGCCCCGAACCTGCTCGTTCTGCCTGATGCTGGCCAGCCGCTCCGGCGCCTGGCTTTACAACACCAAGGAGAAGGCCTTGTCCCGGAAGTCGGACGGCGAGGAGTACCACGGCAACTGCAACTGTGAAGCAGTCCTGGTGCGCGACGCCGACGAGATGCCCGAGGGGTTCGATCACCAAGGCGCGTACGTCGCCTACACGATCGCCCGAGAAGCAACCAAAGAAGCCAACCCCACCACCGCTGAGATCACCTATCAGATACGACGTCTGTTCCCGGAGATCGTCACCGATGGTGTGGTGGCACCACTGTGAAACCTCGGCCGGCACGACGCCGGCCGAGGCAGTCCGCCGTGCGATGCGGCAACCCTACTCAAAGGAGATTCCCATGCGAACCAGCAACCCGGTACACCTGCCCCACTCGATGAACCTGCCCTACTACATGACCGCGATGGACATGCAGTGCGCACGCTTCGTCGAAGGCAACAACGGCGCCGGCGGCACCGGCACCGCGACCAGCACCGACTCGAACAGCGGCACAGGCAACAACGCAGCCACCAGCCCCGCCGGCGACGGCAACAACGGGGACGGCGACGAGGTGCTGGGCGAGCCCGGCAAGAAGGCCCTCGACTCCGAACGGGCCCGCGCCAAGAAGCTCGAAAAGCAGCTGGCCGAAGCCAACAAGAAAATCCAGGACGCCGAGGACGCGAAGCTCTCCGAACTGGACCGGGAAAAGAAGCGCGCAGCCGACGCGGAAACCCGCGCCGCCGCCCTCGAAAAAGAGAATCTCCGCTTCAAGGCGCTCGCCGGCAAGAACATCCCCGAAAAGTACCACTCGCTGGTGCAAGGGGAGACCGCCGACGAACTAGAAGCCTCAGCAGCCCTGGTCGCCGAACTCCACGGCTCCCATCAGGCCGGCAACACAGGCAACAACGGCGACGGCGGATCAGGAACGCCTTCGAAGCCAAAAGTAGACCCCATCCCCGGTTCCGGAACCGGGGACGGAGAAACCAACCCGAACTCGGTGGACGCTGGCAAAGCCCTGCACCAACAGCGCCACGGAAAGAAATAGGGAGAAACCCCAATGGACATCAACGTCACCCGCAAAACCTACGGCGCAGAAGACCAGTCCTGGCTCGGCTCCGCCCACGGCACCAACGCCACCCAGACCATCACCATCGACACCAGCGGCTTCACCAAGGCCACCCACTACCCGGGCGGCTACCTCAAGTCCGGCCTGCCGCTGATGAAGAAGGGCGACGGCACCTACACCCTCTGGGCCGCAGCCGAAGAGGAAACCCCCGAGAACGTCCTCGCGGGCTTCCTCTTCACCAGCACCCGCGTCCCCACCGGTGGCGGCAAGGTCGGCGCAGCCATCCTTGAGCACGGCCGGGTCAAACTGGACAAGCTCCCCGTCACCGTCACCCCAGAAGCCCAGGCAACCGCCAGCGGCCGCATCATCTTCGCCTAAGGAGGCACAACATGGCGCTCGAACTAGACGACCGCTACATCGGCGCAGCCGCACTCACCGGATACGTCCGCGCCGCGCTCGCCGAGGAAGAACAGAATCAGTTCGACCTACAGCGATTCCTGCCTGATACCGAGGTGGATGACATTGAATACCGGGCGATGACCGGTGGCGGTGGCCTGGCCCGGGTGGCCAAGTTCCGCTCCTTCGACACTGAGTCGCCGATCGGTGCACGTCGGGGATTCTCCGACCTGTCCGGGCAGCTGCCCCCGATCTCGGAGAAGATCCGTCTCGGCGAGTACGACCGGTTGCAGTGGCGAAATGCTCCTGAAGCGATCCGGGACGCGATCTTGGACGACGGTGTGGAGCAGGCTCGGAAGATCCATGCGCGGGCAGAGGTTGGTCGTGGCCAGCTGCTGATGTCCGGCAAGGTCACCATCGAGGAGAACGGCCTAGTCTTGGAGGCTGACTTCGGCCGGAAGGCCGCGCACAGCCCGACCGCGGGGATCCTGTGGTCGCAGGAAGGCTCCAAACCTGTCGATGACCTGTTGGCTTGGCGCGACGTATACCGCGGCACCAACGGCATCCGCCCGGGGACCATGCTGGTCAGCTCCGCAATCGAAGCGGTGCTGTTGCGTCACCCGCAGATCCGGGCAATGACCCTCCCTGCCGGGGCCACCACCCAGATCGTGACTGTGGCCGCGCTGCAGGAGCTGTTCCGCGCATTGTCGCTGCCGGCCTACGAGGTGTACGAGGCGCAGGTCGCTGATGACAACGACGAGGCGTTCGACATCCTGGATCCGAACCACGTGCTGTTCCTGCCGCCGGCTGGCCGCAAGATCGGTGAGACGGTGTGGGGCGTGACTGCGGAGGCCATGGACGCCAACTACAAGATCGACCGTTCCGAGCGTCCGGGCATCGTCGTGGGGTCCTACTCGGAAAACGATCCGGTGTCGCAGTGGACCAAGGCATCGGCGATCATGCTGCCGATCGCTCCGAACGTGAACCTGACCCTCGGGGCCAAGGTTCTCTAGACCATCCGTTTAGGAGGAAGGCCGGGCGCTTGTCTGGCCTTCCTTCCCATCTAAGGAGATGACGATGCCTGAATTTACTGGCGCGTATGCGTGCCATGATGCTGCCGGCAAGCTGCATCAGTTCCTGCCGGGTGAACCGGTGCCGGAGTGGCTGCGTGAGAGTGTGGGCAAGCACCTGCTCTCCGGGCCGTGGTCTGCCCGCCGCAAGTCTGCCGCGAAGCCGGATCCGAACAAGGATCCGGAGAAGGGGCAGCTGGAAGAGCCGCAGACTCGGGAGGAACCGCCGGCAGGCGATGCCCCCCAGGCCGAGGGTTCTGACGAGGACGGCAAGCAGGACGGGAACAGTCCGGACGGCGATCAGGATCTGAGCTTCACCGGTGACGGTGACGCGGGTTCTGACGCAGACGGGGAGCCGGCCAAGCCTGCCACCCGTTCCCGCGCCAAGACCGCCGCCAAGAAGTAGGCCGCCATGGCCGAGCCTTTGGCAAGTCTGGAGGCCTTCAAGGCGCACTGGCCACACTTGCCGCAGGAGGACATGACCGAGGCGGAGCAGAAGCTGAAGGAAGCGTCGCTCAAGGTGCGCAACCGGTTCAAGGACATCGACACCAGGATCGCTTCCGGTGACATTGATCGTGACATGGTCACGCTCGTTGTTTGCCGGATGGTGAAGCGGGCGATGGACGTGCCGGAAGACGTACCGGAGAACGCAACCCAGTTGAGTTTCGCATCCGGCCCGTTCAGCCACAACACGTCGTTCCGGAACACTGACGGGGCGATCTACCTGGGGCGTGAGGATCTTCGGGATCTCGCGCCCCAGGACGCTGAAGGCCAGTTCTTCAACATCATGCCGAGGTAAGGGGGCGACCATGACGATTGTCAAGAAGTTCCCGAAGTCCTGGCGCATGGATGTGGTGGTGCTGCGTGGTGGTGGCCGCGACGAGATGAACAGGCCGAAGCCGGTGACAGAGATCCCGGTGAAGGATTGTTTGATCGCGCCGCGGGCCACCGCCGAACCACTGGATTGGTCCGATCTGACTTCTGATGATCATGTGCTATACCGCGACCCTGACCGTAATTTCAGCTTTCAGTCCACTGACCAGATCCGCACCCCGGACGGGGTGCTGTGGTCGGTGACTGGATCGCCGAAGGTGTGGCCGCTGGGGGTCGAGGTTCCGCTGAAGAAGGGATGAATGATGGCTCTTTCAAATGTTCCCGGTACGGGCGGGAAGTACCGTGCTGACCCGAACGGCTTGGCTGCGATCGGCCGGTCCCAGGACTTGGCCGACGCGTCGCTGGACGTAGCGCAGCGTGGTGCAGCCCTGGGCCGCAAGTACGACCCGGACGGCACCTACAGCGCCGAACCTCGGGGCGTGCGCGCTGGCTGGAACAACGAGTTCCGTGCTGGCGCGGCCGTGGTGCAGGACGAGCCCGGCTACCCTGCAGCGCGGCGTATGGTGATGGCTGACGTTCTGATTGCTATGGAGTCGCAGCGTGGATGATCTCGAATTCCCTGATGGGGTGATGGCGGTTCTGGACCTGATCCGGGGCAAGGAGTTCGCCGGCCAGACGTTGAACGCTGGCAAGTACATGCCGACCGACAATTACGGGCAGCTGGCGAAGAAGCCGTTCGCGCTGGTGGTCGGTGAGGGCGGCACCCCGGGCTACGTGGATCAGGTGGAACGCCTCCGCGTCGAGGTGTACGCGCCCTTCGACGAGGCGCTGGAGATTGCCAAGGAAATCAAAAAGCAGATCGTTGGGACGGGCATCAACACTTCGGCCGGGTTCCTGGACAAGATCAAGGCCGACCAGGTTCCTACCGACGTCCCCTACTCCGGTGACCTGTCCAAGGCCACCCTGCTGCTGTCAATCACTTCGCGGCCGAAGGACTAGCCGCCCTACCAAGTATTCGCCTCTGGCCACCTTCGGGTGGCCATTCGCATTTAAGGAAGCAACCATGCCAACTTTTGACACCATCCGTACCGGGGCGGACAACCGTTCCCTGGTCCGCAAGATCCAGAAAGCGGTCGCATTCTTCCGGCCGAAGTCCGAGGAGGGGCTGCCGACCTCGCTCTATGAGGGAGGCAGCCTGGTCGACCTGAAGGCTGCCGGCTGGATTCCGCTCGGCCTGGTGTCCCCGGACGGGTACACCTTCGCCGGTGAGCGTGAAAACGCGACCGTGGACGCCCTCGGATATTCGACCTCGATCCGCTCCGACGTGACCAAGGTTCCCCGCACCATCGCCACCACCGCACTGGAAAGCGGGAAGAAGGCGGTCGAGGAACTCAAGCGCGGCGTGGACCTGACCAACGTCACCCAGGATCCCACCACCGGCGAGATCACCTACGACGAGGGCGCACTACCGGTGGACAAGGAATACGAGCTCATCGTGGTCGGCGCAGACGGCCCACCGGACGCCGAATGGATCATGGGCAAGGGATACCCCTCGGTGAAGCTCGCAAACCTCGGAGACGAGGTCTGGGGCGGCGAAGACGCGGTGGCCTCCGAGATCACCCTGGACGTGTTCACCGATGACAAGACCGGCACCCCGGTCCGTCACTTCCTGGCCGGCACCGGCGCACTGAAGTACAAGGACATCCTCGGCTACACCCAGGCCGAAGCCGGCTAAACCGCAGCCACACACAAGCTGGTGTGCGCCGTTGCCCCCGGAGCGGCGCACACCCTTTCACCCATCCGGGAAACCTGAAGGAGGCCCATCGTGGCAAAGCTCGAAAAGGGCGACCACACCGTGGAGACCAACATCCCCACGGAAATCACCCAGCTACAGCACCACGGCTACAAGCTCGTGGAAACCGACACCACCACCAAGCCCGCAACCACCGGCGACGAAAAGCCGGCCGACACCGCGGACGACAAGGCCGACGACAAGAAGCCGGCCACCACCAAGGCCAGCAACAAGCCAGCCACCAAGACCGAAACCAAGAAGTAGAAAAGAATCCGGGGGACCCACAATGACTGACACACCAAAAATCGACCTGGTACTCACCGACCTCGAAAAAGAGATCGCCACACCAGAACCGTACATCGTCGTTCTACCCAAAAATCGCCGCATCACCTTCAAAGACCCCTTCGGCTTCCGCGTCTCCGAACGCAAGGAAATCCTCGACCTGTACGACGCAGCCCAACGCGGGCAAGCAGACGACCTGGAATTCCTCAAACGAATCCTCACCGAAGCGGACTACAAGAAATACCTGGACGCCGACCTGCCCATCCGCACCCACGCCGCCCTCGTCCAACGCGTCATGGCCCACTTCGAAGGAAACATGGGCGACGAGGGAAAAGGCAACGACTGACCGGACTACTCACTAAATACCGGGCCCAAATCCGCGCAGACCTCCACGAGATCTACAACGTGGACCTAGCCCAATGGGTCACGGACGGGCGCTGGACAGCACTACTCGAACTCATCGACCAGCTCCCGTCCGCCTCCCGCTACTACGAAGCCATCTCACAAGACGACGAAACCGCCGAGATGCTCCTACAGCTCACCGAAGACAACGAAGATCCCAAAAACCAGGAACCCTGGTCACCACGAGTCGCCGAGTACAACCTCACCAACACACTCCTCGTCGCACTCATCAACGAGATCAAAACACTCCGACTCTCCGGGCAAGCAGTAGCAGGCGCCAAACCCAAAAAAGAGAAACCCTTCCCAGCACCCCGCACCGCACTCGAACGAGCACGCGCTCGCCGTGAGGAGCAGGAGGCTAAGCGGATCGCGTTTATGTTCGGTTTTTCTGAAGCTGATTTCAACTAACTATTTTCTAGCGAGAGGGCCACCCCAGTTCCGGGGTGGCCCTCTTCTTTCATTAGGGGGTTCCCGTGCCTGTTGTCGGTGTAGCCGAGATCCTCGTTGTCCCGAGTTTCAAGGGAACCCAGTCGAAGATCGGCAAAGAATTTACCGGCATGTCCCAGAAGGAGGGCAAGAAGGCCGGCGGGTTCATGTCGAACGCCTTGAGCACCGCTGCGGGCATCGGTATAGCCAAGACCGGCGCGGTGCTGGCTAAGGGGCTGGGGGCCGCGTTCACGAAGGGTTTCAGTCGCCTGCAGGCTATCGAGCAGGCTAAGGCGAAACTGACCGGCCTGGGCCACTCGGCGCAGAACGTCGAACTGATCATGACCAACGCCAACGCCGCGGTAAAGGGCACCGCCTTCGGCCTTGGCGAGGCAGCCACCGTGGCGGCCAACGCGGTCGCCGCCGGTGTGAAGCCGGGCCAGGATCTGGAACGCACCCTGAAGCTTGTTTCGGATGCCTCCACGATCGCGGGCACTGACATGGCGTCCATGGGCGCGATCTTCAACAAGGCCGCCGCCTCGAACAAGGTGCAGATGGATGTCATCAACCAGCTGCACGATGCTGGCGTGCCTGCCCTGCAGCTCATCGCCAACGAGCTGGGCGTCACCGCAGAGGAAGCCTCCAAGATGGCGTCCAAGGGTGAGGTGGACTTCGCGACCTTCCAGAATGCCATGGAGAAGGGTATGGGCGGCGCGGCCCAGGAGTCCGGCAAGACCCTGAAGGGCGCGTTCGACAACTCCATGGCCGCGATTGGCCGCTTCGGCGCCAACCTTATGGAGGGCGTCTACCCGCAGGTGCGGGACTTCTTCAACGGCTTCATCCAATTCATGCAGCCCCTGGAGCAGCAAGCCAAGGTTGTAGGCGAAGCTGTGGGTAAATTCTTGGGCAAGGTCACCAAGGGCATCCAGGGCGTTTTTGAGATCCTCGTCCAGGGCAACTTCTCCGGTGTGCTGCGTGAGACTTTCGGCATCGAGGAAGATCACCCGCTGGTGAACTTCCTGTTCAACGTCCGGGACATCATCGGTGAGGTCATCGGTGGGATCAAGGCGTTCGGTGCCGCATGGGTCTACAACGACGGGGAAATCACTTCCTCCGGCCTGCCCGGGTTCATGGAGCGCCTGGGATACTACGCCCGGCAGGCCTTCGATTTCCTGATGCGGCACAAGGAAATCCTTGCCGCACTGACCGGCGCGATTATTGGCTGGGTCGCGGTCATGAAGACCGTGGCGATCATCAAGCAGATCAAGGGCTGGATCACCGCGGCGACCAGTGCTCAGTGGGGGCTCAATGCGGCCTTGGAGTTCTTCACGAAAACCAATGTCATCGGGTTGATCGTTGCCGCGATCTTCGCGCTGGTTGCCGCCTTCATCTACCTGTGGAAGAACAACGAGGGCTTCCGGAACTTCTTCATCGGGGCGTGGGAGGCGATCAAGGGCGCCGTCGGCGCTGCCGTCGAGTGGATCCGCGGGGCCCTGTCGAATATGGGCGAGTTCTTCTCGTCCATATGGCAATGGGTCCAGCAGACCACCGACGCCGCGGTCTCGTGGATTGGTGGCGCGCTGTCAGGACTGGGTGAGTTCTTCTCGTCCGTGTGGCGGAGCATCACCGATGCTGTAGGCGCGGGTGTCGAATTCATCCGGAACGCGGCCGGCAGCATTGCCGGGTTCTTCCGGGATACGGTCGCGCCTGCCTTCACGTGGCTGTACGAAAATATCGTGAAGCCGGTGTGGGAGGGCATCAAGCTCGCGATCACTATCGCGCTCACCCCGATTGTGGCCGCGGGCATGGCGCTGGTGTGGTTCTACAAGAATGTCCTGGCCCCGGTATTCACCTGGCTCTACGAGAATGTGGTGAAGCGGGTCTGGTCGGGGATTCAGAAGATCATTGATTTTGTGGTGCGCGCCGTCCAGGGGTACATCAACCTCTGGGTTTCGTTGTTCCGCAATGTCCTCGCCCCGGCGTTCCAGTGGATTCTGAACAACATTGTCATCCCGGTGATGAACGGTATCCGCGCCGGGATCGCTGGCATGTGGAATTTTGTGAAGAGCATCTTCGTGAAGATGGACCTGTTCATCAGGACTGTCCTCGCGTTGGCGTTCACGTGGTTCCGCGATTCGGTGATCACCCCGGTCTGGAACTGGATCAAGTCCACGATTTCGAATACGTGGAACGGGATCAAGCAGATTTTCTGGAATATCGTGAATTTCATTCGCGGTGTCCTATCTGCTGCGTTCACCTGGCTCCGGGATTCCGTAATCACCCCGGTTTGGAACGGGATCAAGTGGCTCACCTCCGCTTGGTGGAACGGGATCAAGCTGATTTTCAGCACCGCGATTTCGTTTGTCCGAAACAGCTTGGCGAAGGTCTTCACCTGGCTGCGTGATTCGGTGATCACTCCGGTGTGGAACGGCATCAAAAACGTCATCTCGTCCGTCTGGGACAAGGGCATCAAACCCGTGTTCGAGCGGCTCCGAGATTTCGTGATGGAGACCCTGCCGAACGCTTTCAAGAAGGGCGTCGATTTCATTGAGCAGGTCTGGAAGAAGGTCGCGAATGTAGCCCGCAAGCCGATCAACTTTGTCATCAGAACCGTCTACAACAAGGGCCTGGTGAAGGCCTTCAACTCGGTCGCTGACGCGATCGGGCTGAAGGAGAGTTGGCGGTTGAAGGCTGCCGCGGAGATCCCCGAGTTCTACCGTGGCGGCTGGACGGGCCCGGGCGGCAAGTACGACGAGGCCGGCATTGTGCACGCGGATGAGTTCGTGGTCCGCAAGGAGTCGCAGCGCGACCTGCGCCGCAAGGCTCCCGGGTTCCTGGATGCGATCAACCGGTACGGGGCTGCAGCGCTCGGTTACGCGAATGGCGGTCTGGTGCGGCCGGTGCGTGGCGGCCGGATGACTTCCGGGTTCGGTTCCAGCCGCGGGCGTTACCCGCACGCTGGCCTGGACTTGGCGGTTCCGGTCGGCACCCCGGTGTTTGCGTCCATGGCTGGCACCGTGCTGCGGGCCGCGTGGAATGCGATCACCGGCCGCACCGGCCTGGGCGTGTTCCTTGGCCACGAAGGTGGCCGGAACACCTACTACGGGCACTTGTCGAAGCTGCTGGTCAAGGCCGGCGAGACGGTGCGCAAGGGGCAGAAGATCGCACTGTCCGGCAACACCGGCAAATCTTCTGGACCTCACCTGCACTGGGAGACCTGGACGGGCGGCAAGGCGGTCAACCCGGCCCCGTACCTGTCGGGGGCGCTGCTCCCGGCAGGCGCCGAGGGCGCGGACGGTGGCGGCAGCTGGAACCCGCTGGCACCGATCCTGGCGTTGAAGGACTCCATGATCGGGAAGTTCAAGGACGCCTTCGCCGGCGGGAACTTCTGGACCGAGATGGCAGGAGGGGCGGTCACGAAACTGATCACCGGGCCGGTCGATTGGATCAATGAGCAGTTCGCGAAGATCGGCGACTTCACACGCGACTCGTGGGGCAACCTGAAGGACCGCTTCAACGGGCCTGACAGTGCGGTGCAGAAGGCCGTACGCGGGGTCGCAGCCGGGTACGGCTGGGACTCGGGCCGCCACTGGAACGCCTTGTCGAACATCATCAGCAAGGAATCCAGCTGGAACCCGAACGCCGCGAACCCTGGAAGTACTGCGCGTGGTCTGTTCCAGATCATGGAGTCGTACCACGGGAAGGTTCCATCAGATCCGGCAGCGCAGGCCCGCCAAGGGCTGAAGTACATCCAGGGGCGGCACGGCGACCCGGAGAAGGCGTGGAAGTACTGGAAGAGCCACGGCAATTACGCCGATGGCGGTCTGGTGAAGCCGATGCTGTTCGACCAGGGAGGCGTCCTGCCTCCGGGGTTGAACACGCTGCTGAACGCGACCGGGAAACCGGAAGCGATTCTGAATCCTCGCCAGTGGGATGCGGCCATCAAATCCATTGAGGTGGCCCGTCAGGTTGCTGACGGCAAGTCGGTCACCCAGTACAACTACCACGCAGGCGAGAGCGGCGGCTCGGCGAAGGACTTCTTCGACACCGCTGCCTTCGAGGAACGGAAGCTGTCACGGACGGGAGGTCGTCGATGATCGATCAAGGCCAGATGATCGCCCGTCTTGGCGGGATCGAGTTCGGTGGTCTCGGCGATCTCATCATCCAGGAGTTCGACCCTGGTGACACCGAGATCACCGTGAACGACGCGAACATCCCCATGGGTGACGGGGTCATGGTGGGTCGTGACTTCCTGGGCGGTAAGACCTGGGGGTTCACGCTGGCCACAAGCCGGGCCGATGTGGAGGGGGCACGCCGCACAGCAGCTCAACTGGGCGCGGTGTGGCGTTCCCCTTCCATCCGGCGTACGCCGGGCGCTGTGGTGCCGTTGTCGTACCGGGTCGGCTCGCAGTGGCGGCGCGTGTATGGCCGCCCTGGTCGGTGGGCTGACCCGATCCCTGATGTGCGCGCCATGCAGGGCGTCATGGTGGTGGCCTGTGATTTCCGGGTGACTGATCCACGGCATTTCGCTGAGGACGAGTCGGTGGTGACGCTGACGATCATCCCGGAAACCACTGGTGGCCTGATCGTACCGTTGGCCGCCCCGCTGCGCACTGCAGTACGCGGCGGCCAACGGGCCGGGCTGGTTGACAACCGGGGCGACGTGGAAACCCCGCTGACCGTGACGTTCCACGGGCCATGCCGTGACCCCAAGGTGGTTGCGGCTGCGGGCTGGGAGATCGGCCTGACCGGGTCCCTCGCCTACGACGTATCGGTAACCGTGGACGCCCTCACCAGAACGGTGACGCGTTCGGATGGGGCGGACGTGCCCGGCATGCTCACCCGCGCCACACAGCTCTCCACGGCCGTCCTGCCGGTGGGCCAATCAGACATCACTTTCACCTGCATCGACGACACCGGTACAGCCAAGGCTGTCCTGGCGTACCGCGATGCATACACGACTCTTTAGGAGAACACCATGGATCAGGAACCGAAGAATCAACGGGAAACGTGGACAGAAAAGGCAAAATCGGGTCCAGTATTCCGTGGCCGCGATCTACTGCCGAACGCCTCGTCTACGGTTGACGATGCTCGTCCTCTAGGCGATTGATCCGGCTTTCAAGCTCGTGAATTGCGGCGTGGAACGACGCAGCAATGTCGGAAATCTTCCCTGTCAGCAAATGTAATTCCCGAGAAGCTGTAGGCCCTAGCCCGGAGTGCAGTTCCTTGAAGGTGTCTCTTAGCGCAATTTCAAGATGACCAGCAATGGGTGTGGGCCCGTAAATCTGAAATTCCCTTTGGTAATCAGCCATTTCTTCCCTTTATTTGGGCGCACGGTTGTGCGCTGGTTATTGGAGCTCTCAGCTTATCGACCGTGCGCCCTTTTACTACATACTTCTAGGAGGCCGTTATGGCAATTGATCCAAAACCGTGGATGGTCGGCGGCGGCGCATCCCACAGCGTAGAGGTGGCACGCCTGCTGCCCTATGCCACCAGTTCCGGTGCTGAAGGAATTGTTGAACCAATCTCGTTGCAGGTTCAAGCCATGCAGACACCGGGCAAAAATGTGCGGGTGGCGCCGGGAGCGGCTTTCATTCGGAACCGGTACAAGGGTGCGCTGCAACAGAGCTACGTGTTCCGCAATGCATCCCAGACCGAAGTGACCATCACGGCCACCGGGTCGGCCGGGGCCCGCACTGATCTGTTGGTCGCCCGGGTGCTTGATCCCCAGTTTGAGGGGCCTGAACCGGAGGACCCAGACGCGTTTGATTATTCCCGTTTCGAAGTCATTGAGGGTGTACCCACCAACACGAAGTCCGCGAAGGACTTGAACCTTTCTTACCCGGCGATTGCGCTGGCTCGGATCACGATTCCCAAGTCTACGGCGACGATCACGAATTCGATGGTCACGGATCTGCGTGAGGTGGCGCTGCCTCGGCGTGATGATGTGTGGCGGCCGCGTGCGCTGGTGACTGAGGACATGGAAGTGCTTACGGGCACTGGGCCTGTCGGGGAGTGGTTCCCGAATAGTGGCGGTGTGCAGGAGATCTACATTCCTGAGTGGGCCACTCGCGCCCAGATTCGTTGCCAGTGGCTCTCGGTCCGGTATGGGGCGGGAAACGCTTATGGGCAGATGTGGGTGGAGTTTGGTCCGTACAAGGGGCCGTCTGAGCGTGAGCGTTCGACGCAGCGGTATCAGTTCGATACCCCGGCTGCGGATAACGTGATGCGCGCTAACTGGAATGTCGTTGATGACGTGTACATTCCGGCTGCGTTGCGGGGTACGACTCAGCATTTTGTGCCGAAAGCGGCCTGGCTTGGCGGGGTACGTAATTCGGTGTCGTTGGATGGTGTTTCGGGCATGTCCATGGAGGTTCGGTTCCTTGAAGTAGCCGACCCTTCTACCACTTAGGCGAGGGGGTTCATGGTGTGGCGTTTCCAACTGATTAGCCTGCCTGACCGCCGGTGGATTGATCGCGACGTGAAGTTGGCTGGTGCTGAGGTGTCTGGGGGGCTGTCTGTGCCGGCCAGCATCTCCGGGACCCTGCCGACGGAGGTCTCTCACCTGATGGGGTCTGACGGGCTGCCATTGGTGAGGGAGTGGGGGTGCGGGGTTGTCGCCCAGTACGCCTCCCAGGACCCTGTGTTCGGGATCGTGGACAAGGTTGCCTCGGAGGGCCAGAAGCTGAGCATCGAGGCTGGCGGGTTCACTATGTACCCGAACGGACAACCCTGGTTGGGGCCGGATTTCGCTGGGATCGAGGTGGACCCGCTGGATATGCTCCGCAAGATTTGGGATCACCTTCAGTCTTACCCGGACGGGGATCTGCGGGTGAGTGTTGACCCGCTCAAGTCACCGGTCCGTGTGGGTGAAGAGGAACGGACGGTGGAGTTCACTACCGGCGCGGGTGAGGACGTGTCGTTTGAGACTGGCCCGTTCCGGCTCGCCTGGTGGGCTACCGATGATCTGGGCAAGGTGCAGTCAGACCTGGTGACCGATACCCCGTTTGAGTACCGGGAGCACACCATGTGGGACGGGGAGGGTATCCGGCACCGCCTGGAACTGGGATACCCGACGTTGGGGGTGCGTCGCACCGAACTGCGTTTCGAAATTGGCGTGAACGTGAAAGCCGTTCCATCGGCTGAGGGGCTGGACTATGCGTCCGAGGTGCTGCTCATGGGCGCCGGTGAGGGGCGGGACAAGATCCGCGCCCACACTACCGCCAAGCGTGGCCGTCTGCGCCGCGTCCACGTAGACACTGACAGCAGCCTACGCTCCAAGAAGTCCGCGGAAGCGGCAGCCCGTCCCATGCTCGCAGACCTCACGGGCAAGGCAGGCATTCAGGAACTGCTTGTCATTGATCACCCTAACGCCAGGTACGGAACCTATGAGCCGGGGGACGAGATCCAGGTTCTCGGGGACATGGGGTGGGTGCGGTCCGGCATGTGGGTGCGCATCCAAGAAATTACAGCGTCCGTTGATAGCGGCGACATACGTTTACAGGTGGTGATGGTCTAAATGGTCCGTGTTCATGATGCGAACGTGCGACGTATCGCCCAGGATATTGCTGCCCTGAAGCAGGACATGCGGGTGGTGAAGAACCGCAAGCCTGGGTTGGCGTACTCGTCTATTGAGGACGGCGCGATCCGGGAGTACGACAAGGACGGTGTCCTGGTTTCCCAGAGGAGCTTGTCAGATGGATTGTGTAAGCCCCTAGTCACCTCTGTTTTTCAGGGCTTGTAA